GTTCTTGGTTATCGAACTTAATAAGTTCCAAAGTATTAAACTTTGTTAAATTAGTTCTTTAGATAAGAACTAATTGGTAGTATGAACTACTTACTACATATTACTATTAACAAATTATCATTAAATTACTTTCAAAATGACAAAAATATTAACTTATTGAAAGTTATATGATAGTTTTACATAGTAAAATAGTTAACAGTTGTAAACCCCGTCAGTTGTTTAAAGAACTTGAAATGGACGAAGATGAAGTCGAAGTGGACGAAGAAGAAATAAAAAACAAAATTAGAAAATTCGATAAATCAACGATAAAAAACATTCATAACAAGACAGTTTACAATTATAAAAGAGAAAACGGTAAATATATAAAGAAAAAACTCATTATATGAATCAAAAAATATGACACATCATTGTACATTGTGTGGATATGAAACAAATATAAGAGCTAATTATATTCGTCATATTAATAGAAAGATAAGTTGTCGTCAAATGTCTACAACAACAGAGTATATCCTAGATAATTCTAATCTGCAATGTAGTAAATGTCAAAAAATGTTTACCAGAGCTGATAATTGTAAAGTACACGAAAAAAAATGCATTGGTGTTGTCAATCCAAAACAGTGTAGAACTTGTTTGAAAACTTTCACTTCAGTATCAGGGAGATGTAAGCATAACAAGTATGTCAAATATGAACAATCCGTTACGAGTGATAAAGTTAAAGATTTTCAAGAGATACGAAACAAAATGATAGATACTATGAATTTATATTTGAAGATACACAACAAAGACTCAAATCATACACGAAACGTTGATGAATTAGTAGAGAAAATAAAAGAATTAAATAAAAAAGAATGATTTATGATTACATCATTGTTGGAATGGGGCCAACGGGTCTAGTATTAGGTCTACATCTTCTCAATACCAACAAGAAAGTTTTATTCATAGAAAAAGAGAAGGAAATTGGTGGTTGTTGGAAAGTCAATTACGACGAAGATGGTTATTTTACAGAGCATTCTCCCAAAGTGCTCTCTAAAACAGGTACTAAAGAATTTAATAAATTAATTAAATATTTAGGCATCTCACCGAATTATACCGACATATACAAAGAACCGACATTCAATAGTCTAACCAAAGCAATTCAAAAAAACTTCACCCTTTTAGACATCATCAAATTCATTATCTACATATTCACTTACATTGTTAGAATCAACGACAAATCCATAAGTGTTAAAGATTGGTGCAATTCTAACAACATATCTATCAATGCACAGAACTACATCAATATAGTGTGTATAGCAATAAGTAACACATATGACAAACTAACAATGCACTCTTATATTCACTTTATGTTCCAAAGATACCAATATCTTTTCAATTTACAACAACTCAAACAACCAAACGAATGGTTATCAGTATGTTTCGACAAATTGAAGAGTAACCAAAACTTCCATTTTATTACGAACACAACAGTGAAAAGATTCGTGATAGAACAAAATCAAGTGAAACGATTGATTACCGAACACAACGAAGAATTCATTGCAAACGAATATGTGTGTTGTGTACCTGTAAGATCTTTGTATTATATCATGCAAAACTCATTTCAAGCGAATTGGTTTCAATCGGTGAATCAGTTCAGATATTTTGTGGATAGATCGTCATATACGGGTATAGGTTTTCAATTACATTATCACGTGAAATCCAAATTACCTAAAGAGTGGTGTTGGAGTTGTGTGGGTGACTGGAAGATTATCGTGCTTGATAAAACAGATCTTTTGGATACAATATCATATGATAAAGATATCAAACAAGTATTAAGTTGTGTTATCGTGGATCTAAATAGTAAGAGTGATTACATAAACAAAACAGTGAACGAGTGTAGTACTATTGAAGAGATAGTTAATGAAGGATATAGACAAGTGAAAAAACAAGGAGAACTCTTGTTAAATCCAAAGAAAATAACAGTTTCGAATAATTTGTATAAATCTAAAGAATTTGGATGGGAATCAGTGAATACAAGTTACTCGCATTCCATTGGGGTGTTACCAATGAAAGGAAAATTGGATAATTTATTTTCCATAGGACCTCATAATAATAATGAAGTTGTTGTTATTGATACAGCAATTAAGAGTGCTAAGACTTTTGTGGAGAAAGAGATGAAGATGAAACCTATTTTCTAAATATAAGATAAAATGGATTACAAACTATTGATGATCACATCGGTGTTGAACTTTATGTTTTTTGTTTCTGGTTTTGACAAACTGTTTCATTTTCCCAAAGTAGTGATGGGATTACAAAACAGATTAAAAATAAATCTACCATTACTTTTCTTCCAATTTATGATTGTCTCCGCAATTATCATTGAAATCGTATGTCCAATGATAATATTCTATAGTTCTTTGAAAAGAAACAAAGAGAACGATAAATTAGGATTCTATGCGAGTGTGATGTTGGTTGTCTTCACAGTCTTAGCAACACTGTTTTATCATTTTCCACCGACCACGAGTGCAAAATATTATCCATTTATGTCTAATCTAAGTCTCGTCGGTGGATTGAGTTTGATGAGTTACGTGTTCTATAGGAATAGTCTCTTTTGAACTTAGATACTTGAATTTGTTAGTGATATAAAACAATGGATATTTGATATACTCGTAAATACGTTCTACAAAATCGATATGTGTGGACATTTTTTTGCAATCGTTTAAAATATCATTACTCAAAAGTCTTTCAATTCTGTCTAGTCGTTCGTTTAATTCTTTCACTTCATTCTCATCCATTCTCTATTTAACTAATTTTTATATAAATCTTTTAACTAATTTATAAAAAATGGTAAAGTTGGACAAAAAAGTTTTGGAAAGATTTATACAATTATTGGAAGATGATCCAAAAATTGATAACACTATTATCAACAACATATCAGACAAATTACTTGAAGCATCTGGATATGTTGACGAAAAACAAAAAACGAAAGAACGTAACAATCAACGAAAAAACAAGTCTTCAAAATACGAAGACTACTAAATCAAAGATAAATACGTTAATGTATTAGTCTTGATATTAAAGATATAATGTAATATTTCTCCCAATATAAATAGAAGTACAGTGGTTAAAACTAGCGGTACTTTAGTAAATTTGGAAAAAAGTAAAGAACCGATTAATGTAGATATATAGTCAAAAGCAACCGTGTTGTTCACTAATTTGAACGAACGTATATAATCCATATTTATGTAAACATATATTTAACTTTTGTATAAAGCCAAGTTATAAAGAATATTTGCATATTTTTGCATTTTGTCATTTTTAACTTTTGTCCGTTTTTTCGTTTCGTATAGTCTATCATACGATCCTATTTTTGTAATAGAATCATCCGGTTTCACAACAGCATAATTGTAACAAATTCTCATATATTTGTCGTAATATGTCATTTTATTTTAGTAAAACATTTTAAGTAATGGTATTGCAAGCAATAAATTAGTAATTCCAAAGTATTGTTCTGTTAAATAAGTTAAATTTGTAGATAGGTTAACCACACAAGACATAAACTTTTGTGACAAGGAGTTTGGTTGTAATGTGTAAAGAAACATATCTCTAGCATTCTTATCATACATAACATTGAGTTTTTTGAGTAACATTGCTGGATAATATATTACTCTGGGATAAACAACATAATGAAGTTTCAATGTCATACGTGGTTCTGTAACAAACACATTGTTCGATTCAATATAATGAATGTCTCTATTAAAATCAAACATAACAAATTCACCGTTAGTTAACATATGTTCAATATTGTTGTTAGGGAATATGGTGGTTATGTTCGAGTTGTTGTTTAGAGAGAGTATAACACGTTTAACACTACAGAATGGGAAAAGATAAAAAGGGCCGTCGATGTGTTTTGAGTAGAAAACGTTGTCGGAGTTATATTTGTTGTTAATGGAAGTAGATACATAGATTTCGTTCATTTGGTGGATAGGTTGGATGTGTTTATATGATTCTAGTTTTGATTGGATTTTCGACATTACGGTATCATTGAGTATATCGAAATGTAACAACTCATTTTTATCGAGATTATTATACCACCAATGGGTTGTTTTTGATTGATCTTTACCATCGATTTGACTTGATATCCAATTAATTAAATGTTTACGACTTGTGAGAGAATCAATTCTGTCCAAAAGTATTTGGTTGGATGGGAAGACAACTTTTTGGAAACACAAATGTATTATACTCGGTAACGTGAATATCAAATGACTTGTATAATGTTTTATAAAACTACTTGTGTTGTAGTATGATGATATCATAGTTTTTTCTTTCATTAACACGTGTGATAGATATTGTACAATAATAGACATACCAAACACAAAAGTGCTAATAGGTCTTCGTAAAGAAGTAAACACACCTATCATTAACATTGAAGATATAGACAATTTGTAGTTTGTACCAAAGATGAATAACATCATTGTATACAAAAGAGTTACAATGTTGTTGTAAACACCTATGTATTGATAAATATAAATAGTAGAGATTAAGACAGTGATCATATGAACGCTAATTGTGAACGGATGTTTATGGTATTCTTCGAAATTGTTATGGAAACTTAAGAAGTTCATATTTTATTTTGATTATATTTTTCTTTAACAAATTATTTTATCTAATTCAATATTGTTGAATAAAATGAAAAAATCAAGTTTACTTCTTGTTGAATATAGTTTTAAATAGACGATGTAAAAAAGTAAATATATTGTTGTTTTTCTTAGAGGTCGTTTCTGCTGGTTTATATTGTCTGGTAGTAGGGAGTGCTTCCTGAAGTAAAGATGTTAGATAACTGTCAAGACTGTTGTAAAGTAATGGTAAAATTATTGAGGAGACAGAATCCCCTTTTTGTCTAAAAAAGTCTTGATGTCTTTTTTAGCTTTCTTAATTTCTTTGATTTCTTCTGCGAGTTTGACATACTTTTCTTCGTGAAGGAGTTCATTCCACTCTGTGTTTTCGTTGCGTAGTTCAAGATTCTTATTGATAATGAATTTAAGTTCTTCAGTCAGTGTCGTTATGTCGTGTAATTGTTCGCTTACTCTTTCAGCGTTTGTATCAATAAATTCGTTTATTTGTTCTTTGTACTCTTTAACGGTGTCAATTTTAGATAAGAGGACTTTATTGACGGAGTGTTGTTGTTCGAGTTCTATTTTGAGATCATCAATGAATTGTTCGTTTCCTTCGTAGTCATATGATGGTAAATGATCTAAAAGATTTGGAGATGGTTTTGGTATGCCTACAATTGGTGGTACGGACACATTATTTGGAGAAGGAGTGATGGTGTCTGTCATTTTTATTTATATAAATATTATACATCAAAGATGGTGTTATTAATGATCATATGAATTAAAATATAAAATATACGGATAAATTATTTAAAGACAGATATCGATATATAAAGCAGTAGACAGAAATAAAGATGAATACTTGTGAACATTGTGGATATACAGCAAAGAGTAAATCAGCATTAGAGAGACACTTGAATCGAAAATACAAGTGTTACGAAACAAAAGACAAAGGAAAGTCGCCGATCACACAAGAAGTAACACCAAGTGTAGAGCAAACTCAAGAACAGATCGATTCATCTGAACAGAGAGCATCAAAGGGTAAAACAGATAAGAGTAGAGGGGAATCATCAAGGAAAGATTCTTCCAAACCGAAGGTCTCTGTAAATGGGAACATAACTACGAATATGTTCAATACTAAGGAGGATATGATGAGACATATCAAAGAGAAGTACAATACGAATGTGTCAGAGGGACATCCACCTCCGCCTCCACCTGATTCGAATAGTAACACTATACACACAACACGTAATATAACGATTAATGTGTTAGGAAAGGATAGTTTGGTGCATTTCTTGGGAGAGTATGATACAGTAGAGAAGTTATTGGAGTTTGATGATAATTGTGTGTATGGTATTCCAATGAGGGAGTGTTCGTTGGGTGCGGTGAGTATGGAAGAGTTCAAGGACATATGTGGTTACGTTAGGGAGATGAGAATGCAAAAGTATTTTTTTATGAAGTCTGTTGCAATGATGGAGGCGTTTGTAAAGAAAAAGAAGAGAGACGGTTTGGACAGTATTCCAATCGACGAGAGACGTGCGGTACGAAAAACGGCGAATATGTTAATGTTAATGGATAGTGACGTGTTATCTTTGGAGTTGTATAATGAGGTGTTTAATGGTGATGAGGAAGATAATAATGTGGAAGAGAAGCTAATGAGAATGATCGATTTCAGTCTCAAAGGCATCGAGTTACAAAAAGAAATAGCATTGAAAATTAAATCCTAAATATATCTCCTTCTTTCATTGATCATAATAAATCGTCGATTATCTTTCAATGTTTCATATAGAACATATTTTTGTCCATTGAATAAATGTTTTTCTAGTAGTTTTCTGTATGTTTGTTTTTTTAGAGATTTACACAAAGTGTATGTCTTGTTCAATTTTATATATTCTTGTTTATTTGTTTTATCTTTGTAAACGGTAAAATGTCTGTTGTTATAGAAGAATTGTTTACTGGTTTTTGATAGTTTGCTACTACCACCAGATTGTGATATATTCAAAAATTCTTGATAGAAACCTAATGGAACGAACATCTCGTTTCGGGTTCGAACATTTTCATTGTATGTTTCGAACGAGGGAAATTCTGTAAACAAATTGTTATCTTCATTATAATGATTATATAACGGTAATGTGTTGTTGTAATTATCTCTGTAAGGCAATCGAATATTTTGGTATTTGGTATCGTTCTTAGACATTTTTGGTTTAAATCTCAAAATTGAGTTATTACTATTACTGTTGCATTTAATTTTTGATTCACTACACTTCTTTATCTTTGATGGTTTAAATGAATCGATGTATTTTTCGTTTCCATTCTCATCTAAGACTTTGTATACAGCAATATCTTCTCTTCGAATAGACCAAGTGTTCTTACGAAGAGAACCGTTCTTGGTAAAATAATGTATCGCCGCATGGACTGCGTGATCAAACGCATCTCGTAACTTAATCGTAGGTGATGTCTCAAGTTTAACGAATGTATAAGTACGTACATCATCTTCTTTAATTTTAACGTGAAAACGGTAAAATAGACAACATTTTTTAATCTCTTTGTTCAATCTACAATATACTTCGTTTTGATCTAAAGGGGGTGAATTGGTGTTTAAATTATCCTTTAAATTATTTAAATAATTGAATCGTTCATTATCTTCTGTTGTTAGAAAGCTTTCTTTATCTTGATCTTCTAAATCTATATCGGAGTTAATATCATTATCATCGATATTTGTATCATCTTCTAATTCACCTCCTTTTTGCTTACATGCAGTAGTATCACAAGGATACTGAAGAGCACAACCTTCTAGATCGATTTCGTATTGTTTATAAGATTTAAATATCTTATCATCAGTTACTTTATAATCATTTCCATCTACTTTTATAAGTTTAATATTTGGATTGTCATTAAGTTTGTGTGCTTGGAACAATTTATTAAATATGTGGAGATTGTGAGATTTTGGTTTCCCATTAAGAATTCTACCTTGACCAATTCTTGTATCAGCACCACTATCACACAGAATTTTAAATACATCGTCCCCTTCAAATACATACGTTCCCGAGATGAAACAATTATCACCAAGTTTACTATTTAAGCTGATAAAGAAATTTCTAACTTTTATATAATTTTGATTAACACAATTCATTTATTTTACATAACAGTTAAGATCGTCGAGAACATACAGATTAATAAATTCGTATTGTGAAGTCATCTCTGTCATCATTTCATAATAGTCACAATGGACATAACAATCGATATCACAACATCCTAATGATTTCATATGGTCAAACACGTGACTCAACGATCTCAATCGTCCTAACTTACCATTGTATTCTCTTGGTCTTGGTCGTTTACGTGTTGGATACTTGATACTCCATTCGTGTTGCATCGCAGTTGAAATACAATTCCAATTTTTTGACGTCATAATAAAAAAATAATTCCAAGGTCCTCTGTTAGATGTAACCCTTGCACCACCCTTAATAATATTGTTATGTTGTTTCAACCGTTTTACCAAATCAACCGTGTAACCATTATACGTTCTATCATTTTCATTAGATATAATGTAACAATAGAATTCCTTAGACATTTTAATGTTAACCGTTATTTAAATTATACAATTTAAATAATTAATGAGTGTATAAACGAGTAATGGTGTAATAAATGTAATATGAATATAAATGGGGAACACATCGTCTTATATTAAAGAATATAATATAACGAGAGATAAGTTGGAAGATTTAAGTTCTTCTCACAGTCAGTTTGTAAAGAAACATTCACAACTGAGACAAAAATACACTTCACTGAATGAGAATAATGGATTGTTATTGAATGAAAATAAACTATTGAGGAAGAATAATGAACAGTTATCGAAAGAAATAGAAAAATTACGAGATGATAATAGTGAATATAGTTATGATATAACGAGGTATTTGTTGATAATTGATAAATTTAAAGAGAAATTAAGATTATTGAATGATAAAACGTTGATGACGGATTTTATTAAAGAGAATAACAATACGATGCTGGACGATGACTTTGAGAAAGACTATTTAGAGGCATTTGTCAATTATTTAATTAATAAAATGCAAAAAGAAGTCGAGCATTTCCTCAAAAATTGAGTTATATATTGATCCAAAGATATAATTAAAAATATGAATACCGACATCGAAGATAACTGTATTCTCGTAACACCGGAACAATATGATGATATCAAAGATTTTATCCAGAGAGAAGGGTTCCAGAGTTGGAATAAATTTTCATTGAAGTTTCGACGAGAACATCACTATACAATCAGTAAGAATCAAGCCCGACACGTTTACATTAACGAAATCAACAAGACACCGCCACGTGATTTGATTAAGAAAGCATCACGTAGTGTGTATGGTATCTTAAATGTGTGTGTTTTTACAAGTCCGTATCCGGAATACACAGACGAAAATGGTGTAAAACATAGACAGATGTTTTCGTGTAAGCACAACTGTTATTACTGTCCAATGGAGCCGGATCAACCGAGAAGTTATTTGAGGGACGAGCCAGGAGTAGCACGAGCGAACGATTGTGGATTCGATTGTGTAAAACAGTTTCATATGCGTTTGGATCAATACAAAGGTATGGGACATCCGTTAGATAAGATTGAGTTTGAGGTGTCAGGAGGTACTTGGAGCGAATATCCAGAACAATATCAAATTGAATTCATTCGTGATGGATATTTTGCTGCTAACGTTTACGGACAGATGGAAAGAGAAAGGTATTCTTTAGAACGAGAGATAGAATTAAATGAGAATGCGGATATTCATATTATAGGTTTAACTATCGAGACTAGACCGGATACCATTATCAAAGAAGAATTATTTAAATTTAGAAAATATAATGTGACACGCGTCCAGATTGGTGTGCAACACACGGATAATGCCATATTAAAAAAAATCAATCGTGGATGCACTATTGAACAATCCAAAGAAGGAATCAAGATGTTATTGAACAACGGTTTTAAAGTAGATATACATTTAATGCCAATGTTGCCAAATAGTACGCCGGAGAAAGATAAGGAGATGTTTGATCAAGTGTTGTATGATCCTGATTTGCAAGTAGATCAGTGGAAGGTGTATCCGACATCGGTTGTTCCTTGGAGTGTACTTGAAACTTGGTACAACAAAGGCAAGTACAAGCCATACTCTATGGACGAACTATTTGAAGTACTCATTTATATGAAACAACGTGTTCATAACAGAATTCGATTAATTCGTATTGTACGAGATATCAATGAACATTATATACTGGGAGCTTGTAATGTATCACACACTAGACAACTCTTACACAAAGAGATGGAGAGAAGGAACTTGATATGTAGGTGTATACGTTGTAGATCAGCAAAGAGCGATATTATAGGAGATTATAAGATGAAAGTGGATGAGTTTTACGCGTCTGGATGTAAAGAGTATTTCATAAGTTACGTATCACTCAATGAACTAATACTGTATGGTTTCTGCCGATTACGTTTACCAAGAGACAATCAAAATCAGTTGGAAGAAATCAACGGACACGCACTGATAAGAGAGTTACACGTGTATTCTACGTTGGTGCCTGTGTCTTGTAAGACATCGAAAGTCCAACACAACGGTTTTGGAAAGAAGTTGTTGAAGATGGCGGAATCGATTGCGATATACAACGGATACCGCAATATAGCGGTAATCAGCGGAGTTGGTGTGAGAAGCTATTATCGTCAACGTGGTTACGAACTCGATAATACATATATGAAAAAAAGACATACTATCATAGGTATGATATTATGTATGATTCATTATCTAATGTTTAGTTGTAAAGATCTTTGGAATTGTTTGATTGGTACCATTTGTTGAATTCTTTGAACTCGTCCAGTTTGGAACAGATGTAAAAGTCATCATTGATCATTTTGTTAATATGTTTTAGAATCCATTTTTGGATAACATTTATGGTTGTTTCTTTATTCTTAAAGAAATCAACAAATTTCTTTTTGTCTTTAATCAAAGACAGTTTGTTTACCATACTTGAAATTTGGTGTTCGTCTATACGTTTCTCGAATTTGATGGAGTAATCGATTCGACGTAAAAGAGTATCGTTGATAACGTTGATGTTGTTACAAGTAATAACACATATTAATTTTTTTTACACGAGAGATACCATCTAACATATTCAAAAGACCAGAGAACGATATACCGTTCTTGAATTCGTCGTGTTGTTTCTGTGGAACGAATAGGTGATCGATGTCTTCAATAACGAGCATGCTATTGTTAGGAATGGCTTTCATAGCACGACGGAATGTTGTGTCATCAATTTTGTTTGTAAAATCTAAGGTACAAATGTTAACTATTTCACTATGTAAAACTATCATATAACTTTCAATAAGTTAATATTGTTGTCATTTTGAAAGTAATTTAAAGATAATTTGTTAATAGTAATATGTAGTAAGTAGTTCATACTACCAATTAGTTCTT